GCTGGGAAACCAGTCAAGCCAATCGACGCATGGACGGAGACAATTGCTGAAGTGATCGTCGGTGAAGCAAACCCAAAAGTTACCCAGTCGGAAGCCTAAGCAGAATCGTTTGGGAGATAGCCTTAGCAACGGGGCTATCGCCTAACGAATTTGAATCAGCCGAGGACATTCTTACAATAATCGAGATTTTGGAAAGGCGCGCAAATGGCTAAGGAAGCAATTTCCTATGACAAAGCGGAATTGCGCGCCATTCTAAGATCGTTCAAAGCAATGGACGACGAAGCAACGCAACAGGCGAAAACGCAGACGTCAAAACTTGCTGATTATGTTCGCGAGAAAACTATTTCAGCAGCCAATCAATCTTCAAACCGCGTTGCGCCAAAAATTGCACAGGGTTCAAAGGTTTCAAAGTCATCAAAAATTGGTGAGATTTCTTACGGTTTTGCGTCGCAAAAATTAAGTGGCGGCGGTACGACCCAACAACTTTGGGGCGGTTACGAATTCGGTTCAAATAGATTTAAGCAATTCCCAGTTTGGTCAGGTCGTGAAGGTCGCGGTTCGCGCGGCTGGTTTATTTATCCAACTTTAAGAAGTGCTCAACCTGAAATTGTTAAACAATGGGAGCAAGCATTTTCCACGATAGTTAGGAAGTACACCTGATGGCTGGTAGTCGCACCCTTAAACTTTCGATTCTTGGAGATGTTGACGGTCTTAATAAATCGCTGAAAACCGCAACGGGTGACGTTGACACTTTCGGCGACAAGGTTGGCAAGGCAGGCGTTGCAATTGGCAAGGCGTTCGCCGCAGCTGCTGCCGCTGCTGGTGCTGCTGCAATTGCAATTGGTATTGAAGGCGTCAAGGCTGCAATTGCTGACGAAAAGGCGCAAACACAATTGGCACTTGCGTTGGAAAACGCAACGGGTGCAACCCAGGGACAAATCGCAGCAACTGAACAATCAATTCTTCAAATGTCATTGGCGACTGGTGTTGCTGATGATGAACTACGCCCGGCACTTGGTCGCTTGGTTAGATCCACTGGTGACATTACAAAGGCGCAAGATTTATTGGCAATCGCTCTTGACGTCAGCGCAGCAACTGGCAAGCCAGTCGAGGCAATTGCAACCAGCCTAAGTAAGGCATACGACGGGAACACGACAGCACTTGGCAAACTAGGCGTTGGCTTATCGACTGCCGAATTAAAAACAATGTCATTTGAGCAGGTTCAAGGTCGCTTAACACAATTGTTTGGTGGCGCAGCCGCTGCAAATGCTGACACATACGCAGGAAAAATTGCACGCGTTCAAGTGGCGTTTGATGAGGCAAAAGAAGCCGTGGGCACTGCATTGTTGCCAATTCTTGACAAACTTTTGCAGTTTATTAACAAAAGTGCGTTGCCAGCAATTAACGCCTTGTCAGGAGCGTTCAGCCTGACCGAAGGTGACGGTTTTGGCAAGGTAATTACTGACGTTGCAAACACAATCAAGAAAACGGTTCAACCAATTTTTGAAGGCGCAAAATCCGTATTTGATAGCGTAAAAAATGCGATCATGAATAGCAAGGACGAATTTTCTGCATTCTGGGACGTGGTCAAATTTATTGCACCGCTTATTGGTAAAGTAATCGGTCAACAACTGCGGGCAATTGGTGACATTGCTGAAATTGTCATAACGGTTATTGCTAAAGTTTTGGGTGCAATTAAACCAGTTTTGAACACTGCCATTGACGGAATAAATAAAATCATTACTGGTTTAAATTTAGTAAAGCCTGGGGCGGACATTCCTTACATTCCGAAAATTGGTGCGGCTTCAACTTCAACGGGTGCGCTTGGCAATTTTCAAATGTCAACAGGAACAACACTTGGTACTTCGGGCGCAACTAGTGGCGGTGGGGTCACGGGCGGTGGCACTACTGGTTCAACAGGTGGCGGTGGCGGCGGCGGCGGTGGCGGTGGTGGTGGTTCGACTGGAGCCGTTGCGGTAGTTGCAAGAAAAGCAGCTGAAGCGGTAACAAACATTGCGGGAGCATTTGATAATTTCACTAGCGGCACGACAAGCCTTGCGGGCATTGAAGCGGCTTCAACTCGCGGTTTCCCATTCGGGACTTCGGGGGTGAATACGAACACACTTGCGGGAATCATGGCTGCGTCAGGCACGACCATAAACGTGAACGTCAATGGTGCAATAGACGCTGAAGGTACTGCACGCACAATCGTGGACACACTCAACAATTCATTTTATCGCGGCACGGGCGGCGCTAATAGCCTTCAATTCGCATGACGCAATGGAATCCCGTTTGGCTGGTCGAAATCGACGGCGTTGCATACACTGACGCGGTTCTGGCTAACCTGGTCATTCGCAGCGGTCGAACGAACATTTATGAGCAGGCGCAGGCGGGTTATGTCAATCTTCAATTGCTAGACGTAAATCAGACGGCAATTCCCGTTTCAATCAATTCGACAATCGGCGTTTCAATCAAAGATACGTCAGGGGCGTTTGTTGCCATTTTTGGCGGCAACGTGGTTGACATTGGACTTGAAGTGCGCGACGTGGGTTCAAGCACTTTCACGCAAACTTATAACATAACCGCATTGGGCGCATTGGCGCGTTTGCCAAAAGCATTGACCAACGGCGTTCTTTCAAAAGAATTTGACGGCGATCAAATTTACGACATTCTTAGTGAAGTTTTATTCAATACTTGGGCACAAGTGCCAGGTGCAGTCACTTGGGGCACTTACACTCCAGCGGGTACGACATGGGCAACGGCTGAAAACAACGGTTTGGGTGAAATCGACCGTCCAGGCAATTACGAATTGGCAGCGCGTTCGTCCGAAAGAATTGACGTTTATTCATTGGTATCAGCCTTAGCAACATCAGGGCTTGGTTATCTATACGAGGACGCGCAAGGGCGCATTGGTTATGCAGATTCGACGCACAGAACGGTTTATCTGGCAGCAAACGGCTACGTCGATCTTGACGCCAATCATGCCCGCGCGGCAGGGCTTAGAATCCAAACCCGCGTGGGTGACGTTCGCAATTCGCTTACAATCAAATACGACGCAACCAGCAGCAGTGAACGAAGTGCCAGCGACGCAGATTCAATTGCGCTTTACGGAACGCTTGCACAAATCATTGAAACGACCTTGCACAATGCAGCTGACGCAACTGCCCAAGCCAATTTTTACTTATCGCTACGCGCCCAACCGCAGCCCATTTTTAGTCAAATTCGCTTTGACTTAACAAACCCAGAATTGGACGACGCAGACCGCGACAACTTATTAAACATTTTCATGGGTGAAGCCATTGCGCTTAACAACCTACCGTTGAACATGTCGTCGGGTACCTTCCAGGGCTTTGTCGAAGGCTGGTCGTTCCAGGCGTCTTACAACCAACTTTCGGTCACATTGCTTTTATCACCGCTGGCTTATTCATTGCAGGCAATGCGTTGGAATGACGTGCCAGTGACCGAAACATGGTCAAGCGTGTCGCCGACTTTAGACTGGGCAAATGCCACAATAGTGGCTTAGAAAAGGGGAACAAATGTCAAATCCAACGAGCAACTTCAACTGGCAAATGCCAACGTCAAGCGACTTGGTCACAGACCTTCCAGCCGATTTTGAAGTTTTTGGTCAAGCGGTTGACACGTCATTGGCTGATCTTAAAGGTGGCACAACGGGGCAGGTGCTTTCAAAGAATTCCAACACCGACATGGATTTTACCTGGATAGAACAAGACGATTCCACCCTGGCATTTAACGCGCAGACTGGCACGACTTACACACTGGTTGCAGCTGACGCAGCAAATAAACTTGTTACGGCTTCAAATGCTTCACCAATTACGATAACGGTTCCACCCTCAGTTTTCACAACTGGCAACGTGATTAACGTTCAACAAATTGGTGCTGGTCAGGTAACCTTTGCACAAGGTGCAGGCGTTACAATTACTTCATCAGGTGCAACATCTTCAGCGCCAAAGATTAGAAAACAATTTGCGGCTTCAACAGTAATTTGCACAGGAAGCAACACATTCACAATTTTGGGCGATTTAACATAATGCTTTTACTTGGAATTCTTTCGTGTTCACCAGCAACAACCGTGAACAGTGACATTTTAATTGTTGCAGGCGCGGGTGGCGGTGGCGGTGCAGTCGCAGGGTGTATTGGTGGCGGTGGCGGTGCTGGTGGATTTCAATATTTGACAGACCAAGCAATTTCAATTGCAAGTTATTCAGTGACCGTCGGCGCGGGTGGCGCAAAAGGAACAGGCGCAGGCAGTGGAACACCGACCAGCGGCACTAACGGGTCAAACTCATCATTCGGTGCGCTGACTGCTTCAGTTGGTGGCGGTTTTGGCGGCGGCGGTAGCGGTTCGAATGTAGGTTTTTCAGGTGGCAACGGCGGTTCAGGTGGCGGTGCTGGCTTTAGTGCTGGATCAACAACAGTTGGTGGCACGGGGACTTCGGGTCAAGGTAACAACGGCGGCAACGAAGGTTCAGGTGGTGGCGGTTCAGGTGGTGGTGGTTCAAGTAGCGCGGGCGGAAATCCAACCGCAGGTGCAGGCACTGCAAATTCAATCAGCGGTTCGTCTATTACTTATTCAACAGGCGGTTTAGGAGACGGCGCAGCAGGCAATGGTGTCAATGCAACCGACCCAGTGGCAAATCGTGGCATTGGCGGTGCAGCAGGTTGGAACGCAGACGGTGCAAACGGCGGTTCAGGTGTAGTTGTTATTCGTTACTTAACGGGTGCAATGACTGCAACAGGGGGCACAACAAGCACATCAGGTGGTTACACAATCCACACATTCAATTCAAATGGCACATTTGAAAGGACTGCATAATGACATTTTTTGCACAAATAGACAATGACAATAAAGTTATTCAAGTGACAGTTGGCGACGACGATCTTGACGACGCGCACGAATGGCTTGTTGCAAACATGGGCGGACGTTGGGTTCGAACATTGCCCGAAAATTATGCGGGTATCGGTTGGACGTACATTGAAGATTTAGGATTTTATCCGCCGCAACCTTTTGCGTCATGGACATTGAACGGTTTGGTTTGGGAAGCACCGACACCAAAACCTGAAGGCGATTATTACTGGGACGAAGCAGAATTGGGGTGGAAACTTGTCGAATTATCCTGACGGAACAAATGCACGTTTGATCGAAGTTGCAGCAGCTGAAGTTGGCACAATTGAAGAAGGCGACAACCTGACAAAGTACGGCAAATTTACAAAGGCAGACGGTTTGCCGTGGTGCGGAAGTTTCGTCAATTACGTTTGCCACATGGCCGGCGTAAAGATTCATTCAGTTGTTTCAACTGCAATCGGCGCACATAAGTTCAAAGAGATTCAGCGTTGGTCAGGTATGCCGCAATTGGGTTACTTGGCTTTCATGGACTTTCCGCATGACGGTGTTGATCGCATTTCACACATTGGAATTGTGGTTGGACTAATCGACACAAAGACATGCTTGACGATCGAAGGCAACACCAGCGGGACAGGCGACCAACGCAATGGCGGCATGGTTATGGTGAAGGTTCGGTCATACGGTGAAGGCAAGGAAATCGTCGGTTTTGGTATTCCAAAGTTTGTTCCGTATAAGGGAGAATTTCCAAAAATCGAAATACCTACAACGGCAGCGAAGCCAAAAAAGGAGACGAAAAAATGGTCGAAGCCAAAGCCTTGATCGCGTCATGGGCGCGTTCATTCATGGCAGCAGCACTTGCCCTATACATGGCGGGCGTGACTGACCCTAAGACCCTTGCAATGGCAGGGGTTGCAGCGGTTGCACCAGTTGTTTTGCGCTGGTTAAACCCAAACGACAAAGCCTTCGGTTCTACGGGGAAGTGAACCGACGATTCGCAGCGGCTGGGTTGGTTTGGGCACTTGCACTAACCCAGTCCGCTTGCGGGTATCAAGGTTGGGTACGTTATGAATGTCAAGAATTCGACAACTGGTCAAAAGCGCATTGCCAAAAACCGCAATGTCTCCCCACTGGAACATGCACTGACGACCTACTTGGAATTAAATCGGAACAGACCCGCACGCCGTAAGTCACCCGAGGAAATCCACGCGCAGCTGATTTTAATAATTGGTTCAACCCTTGCAGCGGTGTTTTTAGTTGTAACCGTTGGCATAACCTACGCACTGATTTTCGTCACGCAACCAGTCAGCGCGCAAGCACCCAACGACGCAGCCTTTATCGATCTATTGAAAACCTTGGCAATTTTCTTGACTGGTTCATTGGGCGGCGTACTTGCTGGCAATGGACTTAAATCTAAGCCAAAACCTTCAGACACGCCGACAAACACGCAAGGTTCTTGACCGCGCGCCGTTCATGCGTCACCCTGAGTTCAGGTGGTAGCCCTATCACCAAGAATCGGGAGAATTCAAAATGGTTGTTGATTTATTAGACCCGCAGACATTGGGTCGTTTGGTGCTGGTGATCATTCTTATGGTCATTTCAGCCGCTGCTGGATACGCAAAAGGCTTCAAAGAGGGCAAGCGTGAAGGCATTGCACGACGTAAGGCAATGGTTCGCCACATTGCCAATAAGGCGGTCAAGTAATGGGATTCCTGGATAATTACGAGGCTTCACGCGAAAGACTTGAGCGCTGGTTGGAAAATTTTCCTCTTGGACGCATTGAAACTCGAATTGTCGAATTTAGTGCTGAAAAGGGTTATGTCTTAGTTGAAGCAAAAGCGTTTCGAAATCATGACGACACATTGCCAGCAGGCATTGATTATGCACACGGATACGTTGGGGCATACCAGCAAAACATGAAACGCTGGTTCGTCGAGGACACAGTCACGAGCGCAATTATGCGTGTTCAGCAATTGGTCATGGGTGGTGCGGAACGAAGCACCAAAGAAATCATGGAGCAGGTCGAACGTACACCCGCCAAAGTCGCAAACGCTGAAAAGGATTATGACTATTGGACGACAAAGTTTGGTGACGTGCCAAGTTACAAAACAGCAGCTGAAGCCGAGCAGTCTGGCATTCCTTCACTAGGTTCATCAATGGACGAAATCGCCAAGCAATTAGGCGGCGAGTTAGTGCAAGAAGCACCGCAGTGCAGCCACGGGCACATGATTTGGAAACAATCACATGACGGCGCACCAAAAACATGGGGCGGTTACTTTTGCACCGAGCGCACAAAGGCAACGCAATGCAGCCCGCGTTGGTACGTTTTGCGGTCAACTGGAAAATGGGAGCCACAACTATGAGCGATTTTATAGAAATCATTTATCCGCAAACCATGACCGCTAAACTCATGGAAAACGGTGAAGTTATTGCCGAATACAAAGTCGAGCAATGCGATAAATGTTCAATGCTGACCAAGTTTGACGCCTTCGGCTATCAAAAGGGTTATGACCGAGGCGAAAAGATAATTTGGTTTTGTGCGGGTTGCAGATGAAAATGCAATTGACCAGGCAAGAAGAATTTACATGCCATGAAGCCGCGTTGCATTTAGCCAGTAAAAACACAGATTATTGGCAAACCCGTGAAGGCGGTTATTCAATGGACAAACCCTTGCACGACCTAATTGCCCAAGACGCCCAAAGCATTGGCAGTGAATGGGTTGTTGCAAAATACTTGGGAATTGAATTTGACCCGTTTGAACAAAAGGGAAAAGTTAAAGCCGACGTGGGCAGTCATTTCGAAGTTCGCTGGACTAAGTACGTTGCCGGGCATTTAGTCGTTCACGAATACGATCGACCTAATGACGTGGCAATTCTTGTGACTGGTGAATCACCAAACTATTTCATTGCGGGTTGGATTCCCATTGCAATGGCAAAACGTCCAAAATACCGTCACACCAAACAACCGAATTGGTGGGTGACCCAAATTAACTTGCAGCCAATTGAGAATTTACGGAGAAGCAATTATGGACACAGTG